CAACGGCGGGCGACACAGAATACGCACGACGTATTGCTGTTGGATACGAAAATAATCGACTGGCTAAATCAGCCACTGGCGGCAGTGACTATCGTTCAAGGTACTCATAAATGAAATGGCTAATACCCTTAATACTTTTAATCGCAACGACTCAGGCCCACGCCCTGCAAGCCGAAGTCGATACATAGGACCATAACCAGATGCCAACAATAAAACCAAAGCGAAGGCCTAAAGCCGGTAACCCGACGAGTTACACCCCAACCACTGCGGCAAGAGCAGGGAAGTTGTGCAGCGAAAAAGGGTACACCAATGAGAACCTGGCCGTCGCATTCAAGGTCAGTCGAGCAACCATTCAGAGTTGGATGCACCGGCACCCCGAATTCGCCGTTGCGGTCCGAGACGGCAAGGACCAGTTCGACACCCGCGAAGTGCAGCAGATCCTGCTCACTCGATGCCGGGGCAGCGAGTATGAAGAGGAAACGTACGAATCAGGTAATGGTGAGGAAATGGTCCTGGTCAAAACAATCACCAAGAAAGTGCAACCGGATGTCACAGCGATCATCTTCTGGCTCAAGAACAGAGACCCAGACCGCTGGAGCGACAAGCAGGAAATCACACACGACTTTACCCTGGCAGATTTTATGAAGGAAGCAACGCTTGCTAGTAGATCCTAAACAATCCAAGCAGATCCTGGAGCGATACCAGCAGAACCCAGCCGATTTCTTTGTCGAGATCCTGGGCATTCAGCGCGAACACATCTGGTCTAAGATGCACGAGATCGTCGAGAGTGTCCGCGATAACGAACGCACCACCGTTCGAGCAGGCCATTCGGTTTCCAAAACCTTCACAGCTGCCCAGTTGGTGATGTGGTTCCTCTATTCATTTTACCCGGCCACAGTCATCACCACGGCACCCAGCCAGAAGCAGGTCGAAGAGATCCTCTGGCGCGAGATCCGCGAAGCACACAGCAACGCCATCATCCCTCTGGGCGGTCACGTCACGAAGACTAAGATTGACCTGGAAGAAAAATGGTTCGCCTATGGATTCAGTACCAAGCCAGATAACGTCACGCAACAGGCCACGGGTATGCAGGGCTATCACAACGATAACGTGCTGCTAATTTTCGATGAGGCGGCCGGTATTATGAGCAAGATCTGGGAAGCGGCTGAGGCATTAATGACCAGCGGCTTTGTCCGCATGTTGGCCATTGGTAATCCAACGTCGGCGTTCGGGGAATTCATCCAGACCTTTGAGCCTGGCAGTGGCTACCATCCGATCGTCATTGGGGTCAAAGACACACCCAACTACAAGAGCGGCCAGGAGCTAATCCCAGGCCTGTCGGGCCGGCGATACGAAGAGGCCATGCGTAAGAAGTACGGCGTCAACTCCAACGTGTACCGAACGCGTGTGGATGGAGAGATTCCGACATACATCGAAGGCACGATCTACGGTAAGGCGATGGCTCAGCTTAAAGACAAAAAACGATTCGTCGATATTCCACCGGACGAATCCGCACTGGTCCACACCAGCTGGGATCTCGGCATTGGTGATTCCACCACGATCTGGTTCTTCCGGGTCAGCGGCCTGGAGATCCACTGGCTGGACTACTACGAGAACAGCGGTGAGGGTTTGGCCCACTATGCACAGATCATCACCGAAAAGAAAGAAGAGAACAACTGGATGTATGGCAAGCACTTCGCACCATTCGATATCGAGAACCGATCTCTCTCTACTGGATCCACCCGCAAAGAGACAGCCAGGAAGCTAGGCTTGCCGCTAGTGGTCGTGGAACGAATGAGCCTGGAAAATGGCATCCAGCTGGTCCGCGAAACTCTACCGAGAAGCTGGTTCGATAACAAAAAGACAGCGGTGGGTTGTAAAGGACTCAGTGAGTATCGGTGGAAAAAGAACGTGCGATTGAGCAGTGAAGACCGTGCGGTGTTTAGCAACATCCCAGAACACGACTGGCCCAGCCATGCGTCCGACGGATTCCGTTACGGTTGCATCGCGATCGCCAACAACTTGCGTCAAGGATCCATGACGCCCAAGAAAGCAAAAGAACTCGAACTCCAACATGCGAGGCCCAGCTAATGGCAATGGACCAAGACCATAAAAAAGAATTTGAAGAAGCCTACAACCAGGCCCATGCCGGTTGGGGTCGCTATATGATCGAAGCCGAGCTGGATATGAAAATGGTTGCCGGCGATCAGTGGGATCCGCAATGGAAGAAATACCTTACCGACCAAAAGCGAAGCCTGACGGTATTCAACCGCGTCCGTCGCGTGGTCAAGATCGTCTCGGGTTACCAACGCAAGAACCGCCTGGCATTAAAGATCGGTCCCGTCAACGGAGAAGACTCACCTGTCGCTGACCAAATGAATATGGTGCTGGGTCGTATCATGGCGATGGGTCCGGGATCAGGACGCGGTTACTCTGTGATGTCTGACGCTTTCGAGCATGGGGCATTGACCACCGGTTGTAACCTGGTCGAACCTTACATGGACTTCGACAACAAAAAGATTCTCTTTAAGCGAATACCGTTTAACAAGTTTTTGATGGATCCTATGCTGACTGAGCGAGACTTCAGCGATTGCCGATACCTGATCCGCGGCGAACCGATCAGCAAGAAGGACGCAAAACTGCTCATGCCTGGCCGAACCAACGAGATCGATCGACTCGGCACCGGCACCACCGGCCGCAAGTTCAACCAGGCTGTCTTTTCGCAGAACATGGCGGCCAGGGACATGATCCGCTACGAAGAATTCTGGCAGCAGACCACCCGGCAGCAGATGTACCTGATCAACATGGAATCCGGCCAAGAGCAATCGTTCCAGGGTGATCCCAACAATCTACAACAGCAGCTGCAGATGGACTTCCAGCAATATGGATACCAACGGTTCCAGCCAGAGCAACGCACGATTAAGACGGTGGAGCTGCAGGTCTATCTTCAAGACGAAATGTTCTACCGCGGTCCCGATCCTTACGGTCTGGATGAATATCGATTCGTTCCCATGTTCGGGGTGTTCTACCCTGAACTAGCAGAGGACCACCTAAAGCTCCAGGGTCTGGTGCGTGTGGTTCGAGATCCACAAAAGGAATTCAATAAGAGAATGAGCCAGCAGGTGGATATGATCGAGAGTCAAATCAACACCGGCTATGACGCCATCGAAGGAACCGTCGCTAACGAAGACAGTCTCTACCAGGCAGGGCAGGGCAAGACAACCTGGATCAAAGGCAAAGCGGATAATCCTTACGGACTTGACGCCATTCGTCGCAAGGAACCGGCAGAGATACCGCCCTCATTCTTCCAACTATCTGACCAGATCGCTACGCTCATCGATGTGATCCCTGGCATGAACGAAGAACTGTTCGGAACCGAGCAAAAGCAGATCCCTGGAATCCTATCCAAGATGAGAACGGGTGCTGCCTTAACCATCCTACAGGATTTGTTCGATTACTACCGTGACGCCAAATGCTTGTTGGGTCACAAGCTGATCAAGTTGGTCCAGAAAAACTTTACCCCGCAACGCGTACAGAAACTGCTGGGAGAAGAGGTTCAGCTTCACCCGCAATTCTACTCAGAGGATCTCGATAACGACGACGTTAATGTGACTGAGGGAATGCTGACAGACTCGCAGAAAGAAATGTATTACCAGGAGCTGAAGGATCTACGGATGAACCTGGGCGTGCAGATCCCTGACTCAGCCATCATCGACGCCGCACCAATCCAGATGAAAGAACGCCTGATCAAGCAGATCGAGGCATCAGAGCAGGCACAGGCCCAAGCAAACGAAGAGCAGAAAATGATCCAGGATCTCACCAACCAATTACTGGTCAGTCAGATCAACGAAAACACAGCCCAGGCCGATGAACGCGATACGCAGACTGAGCAGAACCAAACCAGCAGCGATCTCAACAGGGCCAAGACCCTGGTCGAACTGGCTAAGCTCACCAATACCCCGGTCTCCCTGGTCAATGATGTCATGAAAGGTCGAGCCGCCAACGCGACGAAACCACAATCCAAGGCACAGAAGAAACGTGTCGCAGATAAATCGAAGGTGAAGAAGTAATGGCTATTGAACTAGGCGAGCTGCGTAACCAATTAAAAAACGATCTCGGCAACACGCTCGATGCGTTGCTGGTGGAGTACGAGAATCGATGGGATGAATATTTCATCATCGTACACAGCTACTGGGATGTGGAGCATGACAACCTGCTCCGATCCAGGATCTATATCGCACTAACGCCCGGATTACCCATGGTGGGGACCATGTGTTTCCATGTGGACAACAGGCAATGCTCGATCAAACAGATCTGGCTCAAGCCACTCGATGGACCGCAATGGCAAAAAGAAGAAATACTCAGCGAGGACGGCGTGGACAAGGTCGGCCAAGAGGCCGTGCAATCCAACATCCTCCTGCACGATTAAAAGGAAAAGCAGCACGGGCGTATGTCGGCCGTCGCCGGGTCGAAAGTTGCAAAGAAGTTATTAACCAGGGCGTTAAACAACCCCTTGATCGTCGCCTGATCTCGGATAAGGAAAACTGATGTTTAATTCAACACCAGAACACCAGGCGGAAATCAACTCCGCTGTAGCTGGCGTGACACCTGCCGTCGCCGGGCAGAACACTGGGCCTGTTGTAGCCCAAGATCAGGTATCGCAGAGTCTGCCTACGCCACCGGCTGTTTCGCCGGTCGCGGCTCCACCTATTGGTGATGGTCAGCAATCGGTTCAACAGGCACCGCCTGTGCAGAATCAACCGGTCGCGGGGCAGCCACAGGTCCAACCGGACCCGGTACCTTACGCGAGATTTAGCCAGATCAATGACGAGCGTAATCAATACGCCAGTCAAAATGCCGTGTTGCAACAGCAGCTCGCATTGCAGCAGGCTAACCGGGGCGTCGCGGCCCCGTCAATATCGCAACCCCAGCCATCGGCATTGGCCGAGATCGCAGACAAGCTGGGCAAGCTGGATGAGAACGAAGGCATCTTTGGTAAGGAAGCACTTGAGATCGTTAACGCGGTCAACGAAAGCCTCCAGGATGTCCAGGCTCAAAGCCAGCAAAACGCCTTCTTAGCTTTAAATCCTGATTTTAGTCAGGTCGTTGGAGTCGGCGAACAGATCGCCGCTCCACTCGCTCACATGATTAACCAGTATCCGCAGATCCAGAACACGATTCTGGCCAGCACGAACCCTTACGAAGCCGCCTTAACCTTTGGGCGTATGGGACAAGAGCAACTGCAGCAGCAGCAGCAGCAAGCACAACCACAAGCTGCACCGCAACCAGGCCAACCCGGCCAACCGGTGCAACCTATACCGGTGCCTGTTCCTGGGCAATACGCACAACCTCAAGTTCCACAGCAGCAATATCCGGGACAGCCCTACCAGGCTTACCCGAGTATTCCCCAACCGGCTATGCCGATCTCAGGGCTACCTGGCCCCAGCATGACCGGGGTGATGGCAGGTGTTGCACCGGCATCGATCTCCAATTTCAATACCGGAACGGGTATTGATCCCAGGACTCAGCACCAGCAGATGTCCGACCTGGAGTTCAATGCGTGGCGTGCAAATAATGGCGTTGGCTAATCGCTACTGGATGACACGGATACGCAAAATAGAAAGTTAGAACGATGGCTGATAATTTAACAACCACGACAGAGGTGGATGGCGGCGTAGAACTCTATTACGATCGCGTCCTCCTGGTCAACGCCGCACCCTACCTGGTGCATGACCGTTTCGCTCAGAGACGGCCATTGCCACAGGGCAACGCGAAGATCATCAAGTTCCGTCGGTACACCAAACTGGCCACCGCCACTGCCAAACTATCTGAAGGTGTTACGCCTCCAGGTAAGAAGCTCGCGAAAGCGGACATCAAGGCAACGGCAGACCAGTACGGCGATTTCGTCCACATTACTGATGTGGTGGAGTTGACCAATACCGATGGTGAATTAAACAAGGCCGGTGATCTGCTTGGTATGCAGATGGGCGAAACGCATGATGAGATTATTCGTAATCACATGATGCAGGCCACTGGTCGAACCACTTTTACCACTCAGGATCATCTGAACAAGACGGATATCGATGCCGTTGTGATGACCCTTCTGAATGCGGACGCTCGCATGATCACCAAGCTGGTCCACGCGACCACGTATGTAGGCACTACGCCTGTTCGTCCTGCCTTCTGGGGTATTCTCAACACCGCACTGATCGACGATCTTGAAAATGTGACCGGGTTCAAAAGCACGGCGGACTATCCTGCCCAGAACACGGTCGATGAGGCAGAATGGGGTTCCACCGGCAATGTCCGATGGCTCGCCAGTTCTGTTGCACAAGGCCCGACACTGGTCGGAGATCCGTACACGGCCGGCACCATTTACTGGTTGCCGATCATCGGGCAGAATTCCTACGGTATTACTGAACTCTCTGGTGGAAACGCCAAGAGTATCATCAAGGCCTTGGGTTCTGCTGGTACAGCGGATCCGCTCAACCAACGGTCCACGATGGGCTGGAAAAGTTTCTTTGTTGCTCGCGTACTGAATGATAGTTTCATTCACATCGCACGTTGTGACCACAGTTAACAACAAGCAATAAGTTACAGGACAACAATGTTATCAACTCCAGGGTTCACAGCGGCACAGAGCCGCAGCCCTGGGGTCTTTTAGGAGCATTACAATGCAATGCAAAGTCGGTACATTTATTTCGGCTGGCCTGGATTATGATATCCCGATCGGGTTCGTTCCTGATTACCTGCTTATCATAAACGAAAACGCCGTTTCACCAGAGGTCGGAAGGATCGAATGGTTTGGAACGGACCAGGGTGTTTTGAATGAGCTTCAAACACTCGTTATCGATGAAGATGGTGCTGGAACTCAGGAGAGTCAGCTTGCTATCACAGATGACGCCAGCGGACACATCAACGCTATCGTGGAAATCAGCACTCCAGTGATCACCGCAAGCAACCAAAGCGTAGAAGGACAAATAGGCATCACCCTGGATGCCGCCTTTCACTCTGACAGCGATGTCATTCGCTATGTAGCTATGCGATCAGATCACACTGAAGACCACGGAGACGTAGCTTAACCGTAACCCTAACTCACTCGCAGGGCGTCCGCCTATTTTTGGATCGGACGTCCTGCACTATTAGAAATAACCTTAAACCAAAATAGGAAATTGATCCCATGGCAAACCAACACACAAAACGAAAAGCCGATGACGCGAAGAAGAGAGAGCTGCAACGCATTGCAGAACAGGATGCCGCTGACAAAGCCGCCCTGACAAATCCGGTTCCTGTGGATAATGATCCGCAAGCAATGGAGGACGGCGTCTTTGACGACGGTGCGGACCCCACGGTTGAGATCGTCGAACCTACTTCCATTCCAGCAGCCCCTAGCCTGGCCGAAGTGGAGGGAAATAATCCCACCAGTGATAAGGAACGCATCGCGTTGCTCGCTCAACAGAACATCGATCTCAAAGCCAAGCTGGCTGCGACCGATGAACGCTTCACGACGTTGCAGAAATCGCACATCGCGGGAAACCCTGCCAGCCCAGTGGATGTTGACTCCCTGGTGGCCAGGATCCAGCAGCTAGAAACCACGCTGGCTAAAAATCAGACGGCCGAGAAGGTTGTAAAAAACCACGGTCGTAAGCGATCGCCTGAAGAGATTGCGGTCCGCCGTGATCCTCAAGTGGTGTGCGTGGTGCAGAACCTGGAAAGTCCGCATTGTGAGGTCAACATCAATATGGGGGGCGTGCAGTTCGATATCAAGGAAGGTGAAGAAAAACTCTTGCCTTTGTGCGTGATGGACACGCTGACATCGATACGACGCCCGAATATTTTCTTCGACGAAGATGCACCAGCTGGCCAACAGATTGTTCACCAGGGCTGGGTCTATCGATTCAGTGTGCAGGTGGTTAGTCACGACCAGCTCGCAGATGCACGTCGGATCCAGCAGGAAAACAATCCCGACGATAACGTGATTAAGACGGAACTAATGAAAGCCGCTCCACCGGTCGTCGTACCTGGTGAAGCCAAACCTCTCGGAGTCTAACAATGGCAGTAGACTGGACATTAACACAAATACTGGCCACGGCCCGACGATTGAGCGGGCTGCGGTCAACGACGCAGGTCTCTGACGCGGACGCGACCACGATAATTAATCGGGTCTATTCCCAGATCCTGCCTGTCGAATTAATGGCCAGGGATCTACAGCTGTTCCACACATTAACGCTGGCCGTTGGCGTGGACCTCTACGACCTGGACACAGACATCGTCGAGATCTTTGGAGACATCCTGCTGGACCCCAGGCGAACGATCACCGGATTCACGGCCCCAAGTACCATCACGGTTGCCGGCGACGTCACAGCGAAGTACGCAGTCGACGTGGGCGTCACGGTGGCGAGTAGCACGAGCAATGATGGCGGCTATGTGATTGCCAGCTCATCGCACGCCGGCGGCACCACCACTATTGTGCTGTCGGAGATCACCATTACCACCGAGACGGCCGCCGGCACAATGGTCAAGACAGGAGATCAGATCTCAGAGTTGAAGTTTTATCGCGACCAGAAACGATTCTTCGACAATTATGAGGACCAGGCCGACGCGATCACCAACCAGAAACCTGAGGCTCTTTTGCTTTGGGGAAACGATAACGACACCGCAACCGATAAAGACCGACAGATCTGGGTGCGTCCACACTCTGACGATCTGTACACCGTCAAGATGCCGGTGGTGAAAAAGCCGCAAGACCTTAGCGGGTCCGTCACACCAGTGTATGAGAACTGGGGATGGTGCCTGGCCTACATGTCAGCGATCCACATCATCCAGGAATTTGGTGGCGGTGACGTTGAGAAAGTAACAGAGTTGAAAGCGTTTTTCGACTACCACAGAACCCTGGTTGATCGAGCGACCATCCGTCAAATGACCGGCACACGCTCAACCCCCAGCTTTTAGGAGCAAATTATGACAGCTAACCCAGTTTCCACAGTAGTGGCCGATTACAGGCTTCTGCGTTCACCGGCTGTAGAAGACGATTCAATAGAAATAGCGATCGCAACAGAAGGAGACTTCGCACAAAAACCCTCTGGAGCGGTTAAGATTCCCAGAGTGCGGGGTGACACCGAGGCCAATTCAATCCAGATTATTATCGCGGGTGAAGACACCGCCAACGAAACCTTCAGTTGGAAGCTCTGGGCCTGGAAATCAAAAAACGGACCTGCTGAAGTCATCGCCGACGGCACGGGAATCCTCGGCACTCAGGACGTCGTCAAGTACCCAGACACCGGCCTTGCCGTAACGGCGGCCACGTTATGGGCTGATACTATAGCGATTACCAACAACGTATTTGTCAAAACGTGGAGAGTTGCCGATTCAGGCAATAACCGCGTGGCGAAACTCGTTGGAGATCTGGCTGGATATGAATGGATCTACCTGGAGATCACCGATGCCAATGACGCCACTACTGAAGCGGGAATGGTCTCGGCTTACTACTCTTACTTTTAAGGATTGAACGATGGTATTTAATAGTGCAAACCCCGCAAGCGGAATCTTAGCTAAACAGCTTGATGACGATTGCCGTACAAACTTTGAAGCGTTGCTGGCAACGGTCGCTTACGGCCACGAATTCTTGGATAATTCGGCAAACCAGTCGGGTGAACATGCAGAGGGCAGTGCTAAGATCTTTGGACGTACCACTGCTCCGACCACGAAAGAAGATGGATCCGCGGTCCTGGATTCCGACGACGACAACCGAAGGCTGTGGATGGATACCACCGCAGACCAGCTCAAGATCTGCACCGACGGTGACACGCCGACGTGGGAGAATGTCGCCGAGCATCTAGGCATGCAGACCGACGACACCATGGCCGCTGTGACCGATGAACTCGCGGTTTCTGGCCTGGCCGTAAAAACGTATGTTGATACCAACCTCGATTTACATCTGGACCTGGCAGGTATCGGGGTTATGACTGGCCCGCTGGACATGGGAGGAAAAAAGATCGTGGGCGTCGTGGACCCCACCGCCGCAAGCCAGGAAGCGGCAACAGCGGCCTATGCAGAAGCGGTGGGTTTGGCCTCTCAATTCAAGGTAGGCACCTACACAGGAAACGCGGGAACGCAGATCATCGGGAGCCTTGGATTCCTACCGAACTTCGTGATGATCATTCCCCTGGAAACAACCAGAGACACCTATATAAAAACAGTAGACATGGCCACAACCTTAGCAAAGAACATCACTGACGGATCCTCATCGACAGACTCCATCACCGCTTTTGCGTCTGGCAGCTTTACGGTCTCCGACGCGGGTTCGGGAAAAACAAAGATGAACGAGAGCGGCGAAGGCTACTATTATATCGCCGCAATATTAGGGACGTAATAATGCCTGTATATAAACCATACCCTGTTGCCAACATGGCCGCTGGTGAAGTGACAGCTCGCAAACCGTGGCTACTCGCGGAGGATGCGTTTGAAGTTCTTGAGAATTGCCACATGCACCAGGGTGTTCTCGAAAAGAAACGCGGTTATTCACCGATCGGTAAGAACCTCCTCGGTGACCAGGTTCATCAGATGCAGGCAGCAGACACAACCTCTGGTGCTATTACCGCCCACACAGGAACCGTAATGGGGTTGCTAAACCATGAATTGGTCGGCTCGGTCACCATGCTGGCGATCTCTACCACCAAGGCAAATCGATACAGTCCAACGGCGGATCCCCCGACGTTTGTGGATGTGACGCGTCTCAGCTTTGATTTCGATGCCACCCTCCAAGACTGGGCAGGTGCTGCCGCGGGAGATTCGATACAAGGGGCTATCTCTACTGCCACAGCAGATATAGAAAAGATCATCATTCGATCGGGAACCCTGGCCGGTGGCGATGCGATAGGAACGGTCCTATTGAAAAACGATGCCACCTATACCGGGACTTTTGACGGCACCGAACAGATCTTCGAGGTTGGCGTGTCTGCGAACATCCTGGGGAATATGACGTCGTCACCAGCCGACCAGGTATTCACCGGCACGGATCTTAACTTCTTCCATGGATCCTCATGGAATGGAATTTTATATTTCTGTAACGGAGACGCCAGCGACGGACTCTGGGAATTCGATGGTACCAATATTCAGAAACGATGGATCGATCTTGATACGGAGGCCGGCCCGGAAAATGACGTTGCAGGCTGTCGATTTGTCTTTCTCTTTAAGGGACGGTTAATGCTCCTTAACACCGTGGAACGCGGCACAGCCTATCCACAGCGAGCCAGGTGGTCTGAGACCAATCTCCCTGGCAGTTGGCAGGACTCAAAATACCTGGACGCTCCCACCGATCATGAGATCCAGTCCGCAGGATTCATTGACCGAGACCTGGTGGTCTGGTTCGATCGTTCGACCTGGAAACTTATTTACACCGCAGACCCAACGCTGCCCTTTGTTTGGGAACGCATCGATGACGAGCGTGGGCTGATCGCACCTTACAGTCTGGTCACTCGCGGGATCGAGCAATACGGAATCGGGAGATCCAGACTATTGCACACAGAGGGCAGGTTCGTTAAGACTGCCGATTATCAGAAACCAAACTTCGTCAAAGAACGATTGGCACCGGGCAAAGAAAGCTACAGCTTCGGCAGGTACTTCGATGACCTGCAGCAGCACATGATCACCTTTGTGGATAACAACGACTTAGGAGATCCAGATTCCGTCGACGCCACCAACGACGGCAAGCCGCAGCACCTCCTGGTTTACAGCCATGAAGAGAGAAACTTTTCAACCTACGCCTACGACGTCCACTGCCTGGGGACCACGCACGCGACACGAGACGTGC